AACTGGATTACCTCTACCACCTTGTGGCCTTCCGTATTTTGACGTAGGTGCAGGCGCAGGTGTACCAGTGCCAACAGCAGTATTAGTTGTACCTGTTGTACCTGTTGTACCTGATGTTGGTACTTCCATTATAAATTCTTTTGCTCTCATCTAATAAAGTCTCCTAACCTATTACTTTTACTATCTCAATAACATTATAGGCAAAAAGTACAAAAAATACTGCTTCTATCATTATGCCAATGCTCTCATTCTATTAACAAGTCTATCAGCACGGTTAGTAACTTGTTTATACCAACCACTGTCAACCATTTCGTCAGCGGCTTTATTCCAGTCACGGGCGTCTACCCCGGCTTTCATTCCTTTAAACTTGCTTAAACGAGGACGTCCCATATTGAACATCATGTTTGCAATTATTTGTTGAGCTTCTTCTGGCAAATCGCTAAAGTCTGAGTAAAGGATGTCGCAGTCTCGCAAGACGTTTTCGCAATCCTGCTCGAAGGCCTCAATGACTCTGGACTCACTGACGGCAGTCCCGTCATCTTCTCCGTATTCCGGGTCTGACTCAAGAATAAGATGACCAATGCCAAAAGTAGGATAGCCAAGGTGATCCTTGTATACCTCATATTTGACTCCTTCGTCAATCTCGAGCTGTTCTCTTAAAACTTGCAAATCCATCGGTGTCTCCCTTTTTTCTGGATATTCGTGCGCTGTTTAGTATGCTTTCCATAGCCATTTGACTATCCTTCATACTTCGATAAGCACGTGGGCTAAGAGGTACTAACCTTGCTAGATTATTTGCACTAAGATTAGCACTCTCATTATCTCTACGTTTAGCAGATTGATAATAAGTTACTTCCCACTTGTTTACATTAGTGACATTTTTTAAATCTGATATAAGGCTCATTAGTTTTTTAGGAAATGTTGTTCTGCGTTCTGCTTCAACAAAGACAGCATGATCGCCATCCATAAGTTCGCCAACACTAGTTTCCGCATCTAGTATCCAGTCATAGCCTTTTTCAAAGAAATTTTCTAAATCAACAGCGGCTTGCTTTCCAAATACTTTAAATGTAACAACAATTATTTGATCTTCTTTACCCATCTTAGATGTATATTCATCAATATGAATAGTAGGACGTATTCTATCCTCTAGATCGTTTCTCTCTAAGCCTTCATTTATCATTGAGGCATTCCTTCCTCAGGTGCTAGGCCCGCGGCCGCCATCGGATCTGCGCCGCCGCCTTGCATTTGTTGTGCTTGCATTCCTGTTTCGTCAGCAATACCTTCTTGGTATGCATCATCAACTTCGCTTAGATCAATTTCTTCGCCTTCTAGTTCAATAAAACCCTTTTCAAAGTCTTCAATTAGTTCTAGTGGCATTCTAATTTTTACAAGCCAAACTGGATCTTCTTGTATTTTAGGCTTGCGTGTACCATTTCTATAATCTTCAGGGCCTTCCATTTTTACTGGTGTTTTTAGTTTATCTTCTTTATATTCAACTTTAACTTTATACCCTAGTAAACGTTTACCGCCATCTGGATCAGGCATAAGTTTACGTGGCCACATAAATGTACCTTCAACCCAATGTTTTTTACGTATCGGGCCTTCGACTAACTCGCCTTTTTTCCAGTTCTTAAATGCATATATGTCAAGTTCGTCTAATACACGTTCAAAATCCATAAGAGATTGAAGCGAACTCTCGCTCATATACACTTTTTTACTATTTTCAACAACTTTAATTATATCCATGGACTAAATTCCTATATAGTGTATTTATACTTAGGCAAGTTTGCCGTCCTCTCTTAATTGTTTACGTATATCCGTAGCACTAATATTATGTACCTCTTTTCCTAAATCGTGTTCTGTAAAGGTATAACCTACACCACGCCCGTAACTAATATCCACAATATTAGGAACTTTCATAATAGTGTATTCTTTATTGTAAGTATAACCTGCTTTGTATAAGCCTGTAATAATACCGTCTACTACATCTGTGTGTGTAAAAGGATTGTCTGTTTGTGCTACTGTTCTTCCGGCGCCAGCATCATCTCCAACTATACCAAACACATCACGTACTTGAATACATACTTGTCCTGTTTCTGCTAATGCACGTTTAAATAGTTCTGTGTGACCGTCGTGCCAAGGTTGCCAACGTCCTAACATTTGTACTGTGGGATTTTGCCAATTAAAGTCCACTGTAATCTCTTCCCATGTAACGATTAATTATAGGTAACAATGCTTCATGTGTATCGTCAAACCATTTACTAACATGATAATCTACATTATCTGGTGTTTCAAACAATGCATTAGTATCCTCGTAAATGCCTTCTTCTATAGTGTCCATCCATATTGTGAAGTCTGGTGCAAATGCATTACGTGCTTCTTTGGTAGGACAAACAAAATCAGTTACAGCAATCTTACCTGCCATAACAACACCGTCACTTAGATATCGCATACGGTGTGCTTGTCGCATACGTCCTTCAAGTGTAAAGTCCCAGTCGTCGTATGTAGTGCGGACTGCGTCTGCATTAATATGTACGCCGCCTATTAGATCTGCAAATGATTTTGCAAGGGTAGTCTTGCCACTACCAGGTAACCCAAATATTAATATTTTCACAGTCCGCTCTCATTTACTTCAGTAAGGTTGGTTTATAAACGCTTTTTAAACCAAACGCACGTTTATTAAACACAACAAGAGTCTTTAATGCTTTTTCGTTAATAAAAGACATTAATACATCTCGATGTTCGTTACCGCTTTGTCCTACAATCCAATCATACTTTCCAACTTTCTTTTGGAACACTACTTGGCTTTCTGGATTCATTGTCATAGCGTGTAATGCATAACGTAGTTTCTCAGTATTAGGGTTGCCTTTGCGTACCCATAATGCTTTCTGTAGTCCGTCTCGAAAACTCTTAACTAATTTATATGCATCATATAGATTACCTGTTGGTGCTTCACCCCATTTTTGCTTAAAGAGAATCTCTAACTGCTTTCCAGGATAATTAGGATCATCTGCATGACTTCCGTCTGCTTGTAGAATGCCATGATGGAACCAAGTTTCTGAATTCTTATTAGGAATTACATGCTTCTTATACGCCGCTGGGTTTTCCCTAGTAACGTTTAGTTCTCCTCGTTTATAAGCAAGTCTACGCTGTCCGCCACTCATACCCGGTACCCATGTAACATGCTTTCGAAAACATGCAGAATACTGTTCCAGTGATAGGCCGTTGCCACACGCTAGTAATGTTAGTGCAAGACCTTCGGGTACCATACCCGATCCTGCGGCAAACTTAATGTTGCCTTCTCTAAGGCCAATTTGCTTTCCTACAATAATATTTAGATTCATTAATCCAATACTATCATAATCTGCATAATTGTAGTCAACGTTTTCTTGTAAAAATGCAACTCCATTACCACCATGTGATACCATAATAGTTTTGTCGTCCATCATTAAACCATTATGAAACTTGTTGAACCCTGGAATGTCTCTTGCTCCTGGAATGTGTTTAATACGGATCTTCTCTCCAAGTTTCTTTTCGAGTTCACCTGCTACGATTTGTGCCCACTGGCTTGTTCCAGCACCAGGTTTTTGTGGCACAACAAAAGTATAGTCTGCTAGTGCAGGTGTCGCAATCATAAGTGTTGCAACAATAGTTAAAAATAGTTTACGCATATTCGATTCTTCCCTTTCTGTTGATACTATACACCAATAAGCCAATACTTGCTAACATAATAGCAATAAAGATTGGCCGCGTAATTAGTTGTTCAATTGTATATAGGTTAATTATTTGTAGTGTTAGTCCCTCTACCTTGTCTGCTAATATAAAAGCCATTAGCATTGCAGGTCTAGAAAATTTATAACGTTTGGCCCCAATTCCTAGTAGACTAAATGCTATTAGTATTACTAGGTCTTCCCATCCGCCGGTATACTGCATAGATGCCCATGTAATTATAACGAGTAAGATTGGAAAATAATATTTGTACGGTACAGATGTAATCTTGCTGATTACGTTAACTGCTAAAATACTTATCACCGCAACGATCACGGTTGCAGAAAGAAAGCCAATACTCAAACTTTCAAAGAACCGTGTATCTGATGCAATGTCGGGTGTCCCCATTTCAAAGTTTAGATACATGAACAAGCCCATTAGCACCGCGGCAAAACTTGCGCCCGGAATACCAAACAATACTGTAGGAATCATACTTGTAGCCTTTTGTGCATTGTTAGCACCTTCAGGTCCAATAACACCTTTGATGTTACCGTTACCAAACTTCTCATTTGGATTAGAGGCTACTGCACTGCCATACGCCATCCAGTCTCCCATAGCACCGCCAAGTCCGGGTAATAGCCCTATAAACGCACCTATAACGCCCCCTCGTAGTGCTAACCAACGATTAGTCCATACTACCCGCATACCTTCTAATACCTCTTTGTGCACCGCTGTAGTAGTTGCTGTACGCTTTTTAAGGCCGTCTAATAGTTCTGGTATAGCAAACAAACCAGCAACTACCGGAATAAGTTGTATACCGTCTTGCAAATAAAACCAACCTAAAGTCATACGAGGTGCATTATTAGTAGGATCAACACCTACTAATCCTAGTGTTAATCCTATCGCTATTGCTACTAAACTACGTATAATCTTACTTGTGCTTATAAATCCAACTGTTGCTAATGCTAATATTGTAAATGCCCAGAGCTCTGGTACACCTAGTATCATTAACAGTTGCGAATACCACGGTAATAGTAAAAACACTAAACACCCCCACAGTAAACCGTTAATAGTGCTTGTAGTAACTGCGGCACTAATAGCATACGTTG